AGATGGGCTTACCCAGGGAACAGACCCACATCGGCATGTTCGATGTGGAACAGTGCAAACAAGTAATCAGAATTTGTAAGGAGGCAAAGAACCATGAATAACAACAAGCAGAAGAACGCCCATAAGAACCAGCAGCCCCGCAACCCCCAGCAGCCGAAGCGCGACATCCTCCCGATCCCGAAGCCCGTGCGGATGGAAGTCCATCTGCCGGAGATCCCCAGCAAGGATGATTTCGTGACCATCCCCCTGGATGAGTACGCCACCCTGATCTCCATCGCCACCAACATGGATACCCTTGTGCGCTGGGCGAAGGCGCACTCCCAGTACGACAAGGTGCAGTTCAACGAGCTGCTGCTCCTGCTGGGTGCCGATAAGGACGAGGCCTGATTTTGCAAGTTGGAAGGTCGAATCTTGCAAAAATGGCCCCCAAAAATTATTCTTCTTCGGCTTTTAGATAGATAGATGAAGAAGAAAAAAGAAATGCAATCTTGAGCTTGGTTTCAACCACTTTGGGGAAAGGCTTAAAAGCCGCCTTTCCCAAAGAAGTGGAAACCAAAACCCGCGCCGACCATGAAACTCGATTTTCTTGGGCTACTTTTCACTGCCCAATAAAAACGGAGACAAGGAGGGAACCGAATGGCATTAAAGATCAGCTCGGGGAAGGTCCCGAGAGCACAGAAAGTGGTGTTATATGGCGTCGAGGGCATTGGTAAAACGACGCTGGCTGCACAGACGCCGGGGGTGTTGTTCATAGATACTGAGGGCGGCACCGCCCACATGGACGTTAACCGCCTGGACGGAATCACCAGTTGGGAGCAGCTGAAGGCCACAGTCAATGAGGTGGCGCTGTATCCCGATGTCTGCCAAACGTTGGCAATCGACACCGCTGACTGGGCAGAACAGGCCATGATCAAGTATGTGTTGAAGAAACGTGAACTGGACAGCATCGAGGATGCCGGATATGGCAAGGGCTATACCTACTTGGGCGAAGAATTCTCGGAGCTGCTCAAAGCATGCGACAGGGTCATTGCTGCGGGGATCAACGTGGTGATTACCGCTCACGCCAAGATGCGCAAGCAGGAGCTGCCGGATGAGATGGGCGCGTTTGATCGCTGGGAGTTGAAACTCTCCAAGCAGTGCGCCCCATTGCTGAAGGAATGGGCCGATGCGGTGCTGTTCTGCAATTACAAGACCATCGTGGTCACCACCGAAAACAAGACCAAGAAGGGGCAGGGTGGAAAGCGCGTGATCTACACGGTTCATCGCCCCGCATTCGACGCTAAGAATCGCCATGATCTGCCGGAAGAGATGGACATGACCTATGCGAATATCGCGCCCATCTTCACTGTTAAGGCGAAGCCGAAGGCAGAAGAAACGGCAG